AGCTCTTCCTGCAAAAACAACAGCTTGACCACCAGTAGTTCCTGCGGCAACTCCTACAGAAGTATTAGTTCCAATAGAACCATCTCCTGCAACTGAAGTAACTGTGTTAAAAAATTTTGTTCCAGTAACTGTAGTATTGTTTGGCCCGGTAATATCTTCAGTCAAAGCATTTCCTGCAATATCGGTTCCGGTAACCGTTATAGTTACGCCTGAAATATTTCCACCCGAGGTTAATGTTACTTTAGCAGCTAAACCCGTAGTATGAAAAGTTCCTGCGGTAGCAGCATCGGTTAACGTCATCGCAGCAGTGCCGGATGTTGTTTGTAAAGCCGCAATAGACGCAGTAGAAGCGGAAAGACCGCTAGTATACGTTTTTACTTGAATATCTGACATATAAAACTCCTACAATTTAGGTGGGATAACCCCACCTAAACCGTGTTTACCTTACGCTATTTGAACGTATTCAATTATAAAAGTAAAAGAACCCGCAGTTGTGGCGTCTACCGTGTTAGTAATGTTGCAGTAAATAGTTCTTTCAGTGTCTGTGTATTGAACAGAGGCGGGGGCAGTAGTGCCGTCCTGTGTCTGAAGAACCAAACTAGTTACAGTTACATTGTGTGCAACAACAGTTGTACCACCATCTAAGATTTCATCAGTCTGGGCAGCAACAATTTGTGCGCCAGAGCTACTGGTTCCAACTTCGTAACCAATGTCTCCTGTTCCTATCACGGGAGCAACGTCACAAAATATTTTAATGTCTGTAATAATAGTGTTTGCTGGTTGGGTAAATTCACCAATAGCGGGACTATCGCCAGCAGTTGTGTTGACTGTTACGCCTGTGGCAAAACCAACATGTTTAACGTATTTGTTAGTTACAATACCTGTAGAAGCAATTACAGCGGTGTCTGTAACAGC